TACCGGCAAACAGATATCAATTCCACTTCCCTGATAATCAATTCATGGATGCTGACGATAGACAAATTAACCTTGTTGAATTTTTAAACACAAATGAGGAAGGACTAAAACAATTCTTCAAACCTGAGTTTATGAAATCATTAGCGGGTGAAAAAGGTGATAAAGTTGTTATTGATTACCCTGGTGACTCAGCGTCTAAGTTTGTTGCTCTTTATGGATTTGATGAGTTATTTGCAACACTACCTCAAAATCTTAAAAGATTCACATTCAAAAATTCTTCAAGAGGTGGTGATAATATATCTCTAAACATTCCTCAAGATATAAATAGGTTCAAACAGTTACAAGCACTTAACTTTGTAAATTGTATTGCATCACTTCCTGAAGCGGTTTGTCAATTACCTAACTTACAATATTTATCATTAGTTGATAATAAAAACCTCCAAAGATTACCTGAGTGTATTGGAGACATGCCAAATTTAATGGTACTAAACATTCCAGGGGCCGAAGGGAAAGGAATCATACCTGATTCTGTCGTTAGAAGGGCTGAGGAAGATGAAGATTTTAATTTATTCACATAAAAGTTATGAAATTAACTAAAAGACAACTCGAAATAATAGTTGAAAACACAATCGATAACAATCTTGAAGATAGACAAGGAGAGTTATTTTCTGAAATAAATAAATTGATTGACATGGAATATTCAGACTTAGAAGTTGAAGAGGTTGTAGAAATTTTAGAAAACATTTTACAAAACTTGGAAGCACAATCTCACCGAAGTAAAAAAGGTAGAGGTCACCTAACCAAAGACGATGTAATGAAAAATTTTAATTATAACAAATAAAAAAAACCCACCAAAAGGTGGGTTTTTTATTCATTTTTATTTTTACCCAACAACCCCAACTAAGTCATCTAAATGGTGATCGTTTGTAATGTCTGAACCAACATCTCTTTTATCCATCATGTGAACTATTTCAGTAATACTGTAAGGATACATATTATTCCCATCCATACCAACATCGAGTTTTTTTCCATTACCCCATTTGTTTTTTGCAGATAAGTGAACATGTCCATGTAAGTGAATAACACCTTTGTTCAATCCATGCCAACTAGCCAAAGGATAGTGACATAACACAAAATTCGCTCCATCGATTTGAACTTCTAAATAATGGTTCACACTCAAAAATTTACCTTGAATGTCTGATCGATTGTTTTTGATATGTTGATCGTGGTTTCCTAAAACTAAGTGAATGTTTTTACAAACCAAACGATCTAAAAACTGATCTATTTTATCAAACCCACCAAATGCAACATCACCTAAGTGAATCAAAGTATCATCTTGTCCAACTTTGGAGTTTATGTTATCAACAATTGCATCATTCATCTGATCCATTGAAAAGTAATCTCTAGTAGAATCAATAGGAATTTTTCCATCTTGAGTTCTCCAATTTGTTATTCCTCGACATATATTGGTATGATGATAGTGGGTGTCGGATGTAATCCACACTCTACCTGTTGTCAATAATTTATCAAATTTCATCATAATTTTATTTCAAAACGGTTTTTCATTTGTTCTATTTTATCTTCAGGAACCCCATGTAGATTAACACCACCATGTCTGTTTTCAACCACGATTGTGAAAACTTTGTAACTATGTTTTTTTGCCAACTCGAAATAAGGTTCCATTTCCCACTCTTGAGTAAAAGTGTTAGATACTGCGATTTTTTTGATACCTGACTCCATGGCATATCCAACAAACTGTTGGCATTCTTTATGAGCTTCTTTTATCTCCGATGGAATAAAATTATAATTACCATCATTATCATAAAAATAATGATCCGCCTCAAATACATTTGCCGTAAGTTGTTTAGCAAATGTCGATTTACCAGATCCTGGTACCCCTCTTACAATGTACAATACTTTTTCCATAACACAAAGATAATAAATAAATTTTGAATATTTATCAATATATGAAAATCATAATATCACAAGGTCAATTGGATTTATTGAACGAGTCTTATAGAAGAGATCGTTGGGATGCTGAATACAGTGAAGAATACCCTGAGTATAAAAGTCTTTTCATATCCATGTTAAAACAAGATGTTGCAAGTTGGGGTAAGGCTCATAATTCAATATACCTAATGAGTGAAGATAAAGAACCTTTATTTGTTTATAGAGAGGGATCTAAAACACTTTATTTTGATTATTCTCTCGACCGTCAGATGGAGGACGTTATCCCCTCTCATATTGTATCGAGACACATGAAAAATGCCGTATACGACTACTTCAAAGGGTTATTCCCTGATTTAGAGGTAAAAGAAGTTCACGGAGCAAATATAGGATAAAAAAAAGGAGGACAAAAGTCCTCCGTTTCATTTAAGGCCGACACTGAACGTGTCTTCTCTCCACCACCTTGTTTTTCTAAACAAGGAAACTATTGACGGGTCATCCAAATTTTATATTGATTACTCGAATTGTAGTAGTCAACAAAAACCGACCCCGAGACCACACCTGAAGTCAAGTTGTATTCATAAAGAGTTCCAACTAAATGACCCCAAGGAGTGTTATACAAAGTTAGTTTGTAAGTGTAAGGATTAACGTCCAAATCGTACAAACTAGGGATGTTATTGTAAGTATAATCAGAATTATTTTCAAAGTCCAACGTATCTTGACGATTTTCTGAAACAAGATCAGTGAGTAAGATTTTTGTCACAACCCACTTCTGTCCTGCTAAACTGAGAGTTGAGTCAACCAAAGTACTGTCCGTTATAATCGGAACTGGTGGATTTGGTGGATTAGGCGTAAAGTCTTCTTTCTTACAAGAAAACAACATAAGAGCCAATACCAATAAGATTGTGTTTTTCATACTAATAAATACTATACTAAAGATTCTATTTTACTTTTTACGTGTTCAGTAATGCTCACCTCTTTGGTTGAGGTAAGAACGATACACTCTTTCAATTGAGATGCCGGGATATGAACTAACATGGAGTCACCATTGAAAAAACTTAACGGTTCATTTAAAACAAGAGCTCCGTGAACTGCTTTCAAGAAGATCTTGAATTGTGTGTTGTCAACAAAGTTTTCGTTAAGTAAAACTCCGTGTTTGTCTGAGATGATTTTGATGGTGTTTATCATAGTGGTTAATTTCTACAAAGATAAGGAAAAAATGTTTGACTAACAAACATTAGTCAAACATACTTAACAAAAATTCTGAATCACCCTCCCAATTTTTAAGTTGTGATTTAGGAACCCAAAATTCCATAACTCCGATCTCCTCAACTCGTTTCAAGTAATCCTGACGGAATCGTTCAGTTTGACTCTTGTCTTTGATGTATTCAACTTTCATGTGTTTAGCACACGTCTTACCCATTTTAGTTAACATTGAAAACTCATCAGTCAAAGTCTTTGCACAACATACACAAACGTTACAACGTTTTATGGTCATCTTACCAGCGAACTTCACGGCTTTAGGAGAGATTGCCAAAACTTTAGTGATATCCAAGATAGTTGGGTTGAATTCCAATCCGTAAGTCTCTTTCATTTGTTGACCAATCTTACGACCAACTTGGATTGTATCTCCCTCTGCAGGAATGTTCATGTGTTTAGTAGCCGCTTTAGTTTCCTCTTTTTGAATTTGATTCAAGGCGGCCGATACTTGTTTGTCGGATAACTTACCATACTTCTCAAGTTTAGACTGGATCTCTTTAACAAAAGAGTTTGTACCTTCGTAAGCTTGGATTTTTTTCATGTCTTTAGTCAACTCAACTTGTTTTGCCTCAACAGGAGCGTTAAGAATTTTCTCAACGGTGTTTGCTTGACCTACGGTAAGTTTACCGTATTTGGAAATGACATCCTTCATTTTGAGGACGAATGAGTTAGAACCTTGATAATTTTGGACTAAAGTGATTGTTGACATATTGTGATGGGGTTTAAATGATTACACTACAAAGATAGTGATTTATCCCAATCCACAAAACTTATTTCAATAATTTTTTAATTATTTTGATTAGATCTTCATTTCCCTTTTGTTCTGGTAATTCATCTATTGAAAAATATTTGCACTCCGTGTGTTCAAATCCGTCTGAAGCATTTTCGAGATCTGGTTCCAAATCTCTATTGGTGTCTTTGAAAAAGACATAAACCATTCCCTTTTTAGTTATACCGTCTTTTCTCATTTTATTCAAGAAGCCAACCAAACTAATGTCAGTACCTAATTCAATGTTGGTCTCTTCATAAAATTCTCTGATTGCACCTTGACCTGGGCTCTCACCATCTTCTAAATGACCTGAAGGTATGGACCAAGTATTAGGTAAACTTTTTTCCGGAGATCTTTTACATAATAAAACTTTGTTTCCTTTTTTTAGGACAACACCGGCATATCTTTGAAACTTTTTCATATTTATAATTATATGAAATTAGTAATTAATAACAATCTATTCAATGTAAAATCTGTAATGACTGGAAAGGATATTACTAATGGTATGATGCAAAAGAATTTTGATAACACGTTCGATGGGATGTTGTTTTTAGTTGAGGATGGTTCACATTCATTTTGGATGAAGAATTGCATTTGTAATTTGGACGTAATTTTTATTGAAAATAATAAAATTACTAAGGTTCATCATAATTGTCCACCATGTATTACCGAAGAGTGTAATCACTACACGGGATCAGGTGACATGGTTTTAGAACTTCCAGGTAATACTTGTAAAAAATACAACATAAAGGAAGGTGACTTAGTTTCAGTCTAATTCAATTTTGACTTTTGTTTTTTCATCGACAAATGCCTGTACTCTTCCACGGGCAACTTCACAATAATTCGGACTTAACTCGATTCCTAACCATCTACGATTTAGTATTTCTGCCGCAACAACTGATGTGCCGCTACCACAGAATGGATCCAAGATTACATCGTTTTTGTATGATAATATTTTGATTGCCTTGGTCGGTATGTCCATCGAGAAGGTCGCCTTAGTGAGAGATTTAGTGTCAGCGAAATAATTCCACTGACCAAACACAAGTTCCATAAACTCTTTTTTATCATTCTCACTATAAACCATCTTGTTTCGTTTACTGCCATCCTCATTTTCAATTTCCGTTAATTCACCAGTCCACTCAGGTTGTCCTTTTACTTTTTTTATGTGTTTTTTCTTATACGCCAAGATCACACACTCTTTTGGATTATAAATGTATGGTGACGATGGACTCATCCAAGAACCCCAAGCAGTGGTCTTACTTCTATGTGGTGATTGTTCTTCTAAATCAACAATACCAAAGAAACCATAACCAATTTCTTTCATGATCTGCCACATCTCTGACACAAAAAAGATACGACCACCTTTCTTTTGACGATTGATCTCGTAAGGAATGTTAAGGGCAATTCTTCCGTCATCTTTTAATATTCTATATGTTTCTGTTAACCATGACTTTGCAAATTCTGTGTAGTCGTTGAATTCCATGTCGTCTTCATGAACGTCATAATCAATTCCAACTCCATAAGGTGGTGAAGTTACAACTAAATCAACCGACCCTTCAGGTAGTGTTTTCATTACCTCAATACAATCTCCATTTATAATTCTACCTGTTTCTATCATTTCTAAAATATTAATTTTATTAAACTTATAACCAATGTCCAAGTCAAAATAAGTGTGAATACAATAATACATCCAGCAAGTATTCTGTAACTTGTTTGGTAACTTTTTTCTGACTTACCTTGAAAGTTATTTGGGTCCCATTTTTTTGTCATATTATATGTGTTATTAGTTGGGCTAATTTATATCCTGTGAAGGCTCCTGCCGCAGCTGAACCAGGTAAGACAATGAACTTTCCAAGGATGGTATCATATTTCTTTCTATTGACAATATAAGAAATTAGAATGTAATAAACAATATAATTGATTAGGACTAAAAAGTCTAGTTCTTTTGCGGCAAATACAACAATTGAGTTTCCAAGAAACCCCCACATAAAATTAATTAGAGTTTCTCTTAATAATTCATTTGGTGTTGTTATTGCGTCTAACACACTTATTTCTTTATCAAACCCTGTTTTTTTCTTCGAGTGTTTTGATGTGGTGTTCGAGATACCATAAGGCTTTTCTGAGATCCTCGAGTTCTTTATCTTTTCCTTTTTTTCCTGCACGACTAATATATTTTACTGTATTTCCTAAACTAAACCCTAAATCCCAAGCGTCAATAACCTTGATTGCCTCATATTGATTATCTTTCCCTCCATAATGAACTGGATGATTAACATGTTCCATTACTCTTCTCTATATTCTTTTAATAACTCATCATTAGATTTTGTTCCATACTTTCCCTCCAATGTTTTTGCATCAACATAATTATTCATCATATTTTTCATTTCATAAATTTGATGTGTGGTGTCTAATGACTTAACAATCTCACGAATGATCTTATATGGGTCGGCATTTGATCCTGGTCGACGATCTTCAACATATCCTTTCCACTCTTTAGCGGTGTCTTGAGGAACTCTAATTGATGCTCCACGATCTGACACACCCCAACTGAATTTATCAATGGCTTGTGTTTCATATTCACCAGTTAGACGTAGATTATTATTAGATCCATAAGCCTTGATATGATCATCATGTCTTGCTTCAAAAGCGTTAAACAAGGCCATAAAATACTCTTCAGTACCGTCGTTTCTCATTCTATCTGTTGAAAAGTTTGTGTGAAGTCCAGATCCATTCCATTCACCGTGTGTTAGTGGTTTGGGGTGGAGTTCAATATGATAATTATATTTTTCAGCAACTTTATAAAGGAAATAACGAGTCATCCAAAGATCATCACCACCTTTGAGTTTACCTTGAGAAAAAACCTGATACTCCCATTGTCCTAAAGCAACCTCAGCGTTAATTCCCGTAATATCGACTCCATAATTCAGACACATATTTAAATGTTCGTCAACAAACTCACGTCCAACCACATTGTGTCCGACACCACAATAATATTCTCCTTGTCCTTTGAGAATGTTTCTCTTATGACCTAAAATATTACCATTGATTTCTTCACGAATGAAATACTCTTGCTCAAAACCAAACCAAAGATCTTCATATCCTTCAGTAATTTGAGATCTTTTGTTTGACTCATGCGGAGTTCCATCAGGATTAAGGACTTCACATAAAACATATACTGTAGATTGCATGCCTTTAACATAATGTCTAACGGGTTTCAATAAACGATCAGAGTTACCAGTCTCTGCTTGATTTGTTGATGACCCATCAAAGTTCCACATAGGAAAATTTCCATCCAAAAATGCATTTCTAACTTTATCGTATTCAACAATTTTAACTTTACTCCTAAGGTTTGGTTCTGGTTTATATCCGTCTAACCAAACATATTCCAATTTAATTTTCATTTTATTTTATTTATGTGATTTATTATTTCTTCTTCTGATTTTCCTTCGTTGAATAACCTGTAGACTTGGCGCGAAAATTCGTCACTACATATGATAGCGTCGGCGTCCAAATATTTCATAAGGTTTTTGAGATTGTTAAGTATGTTTTCTTTTTTGAGTATTCTTTTATTGAAACCCATCTTGTAAATCTTTTTTTGTTTTGTTGAACTCTTCTAATCTTCTTTGTTGATTAATGTACGATATAAGTCTTCTTTTAAAAAGTGGAAGAAGTGTTTCGTCTATCGGAAACGATCCATTACAAACCATTTCAAAAACAGGACTATCTTTTATATCTTTTACATCCATCGTAGAAAAAGTAGATATAATTTTTGGTATCGTCAACCCGCTCAAAGACTCATTATAAATTAAATTTGAAATTGTTTTTGATTCGGGCGATCCTTTAGCTGCAGGTTTAACACTATATTCCCACATGTAAAGTTTGTTATCAATTTTGTTGTTGTAGTAGAAAAACCCTTTTTTTGATTGTGAATTTTTTTTGTTCTTTTTAACTTTCATTTCTAATGAATCAAAAACCAAAGTCCACACTGATTTTGCAACATTGAAGTATTCCATTATTCTTGGAGCTGAATAAGATAGGATTTGAACAAACTCAGAATATTCCTCATCGGACATTTGTGGAATATCTTTTACTTTAAGATCTTTAACAAGTAACTCATCATCGATTGAATCGAGTTTTTTATCTGTATAGATAATTTTTCTTTCCTTCATTAACGTCTGAAGGTTCATTAGGTGTAATGATAACTCTATAAAACCAGGATATAACTCTAAGTTGTCGAGTTTTTCTCCCATTTTTTGAAAGTACGATAGTAATTTATATTCTTTATGCTCTCTATCGATTGGTTTTTCGAACATCCAATCGGTATCCATTAAAAATTTTATTTTCTTTTTCCTTGCCATTCATAAAAAACATAATACAAAACATAAAACAAATAAAGTCCTAAGAGACCCTCATTACGTAATACTCAGTCCCATTTATATCAAAAGTATCATAGTCTCCATCATAAGAGTTTAATAAAGATCCGTAACCATCCGAACTAATTACTGTGTTTACAATACTATCAGTATCAATAAAGTCCATTATGAAGTTTTTATCATAACCGTAGTGGTTAATAAAACCTTTTATGTCGTCTTCCCACTCACTAACTCTATCATTTACTTCATTTTCAATAGTACTTTCATCATAACCACCTTGTGGATCGTCTTTTATATTTTGTATGTACTCTTCCAAATCTTCAATTTGAGATTCAATCTGTTCATATTGATCATCAGGTAATTCTTCAGTCTCTAATCTTTTATTGAGTGAATCTAAATTTGCTTGAAGTTGTTGAACTTGTCTCATTTGTTGTTGTGATAGTTCTAAAGGAATGTCCCAATCCCCAGGATCTTGTCTTACATAGTCATCATAGAAATCATACAGCCAACTTCTCCAACTTTGTGTATCTAATGCGTCATCAAAGACCCACTCTGAAAACGCATCCATTCCCATGTCATCTAACATACTTTCGACAGCTTGTGTTGCGGCTCGATTAGCTTCATCTTCTGTATAAACATCATAAGTATTGGGATTAAATCCACCGCCACCACCTAACCATTCATATTGTTTTCCATAACCATAGGTTGCTCTTCCACTCGGGTAAATATAATACTTGTCTTCAGCAACATCATTTCCTTCTTCATCTTCAACTGTGTCAACATCACCATTCTGTCTTAAATAATCGTATAGTGCTTCAGTTCTTTCTGAGTCGTCATCTTCGTTTTCAACATCCCATTCACCCTCTTGTCTTTTTTCATCTAACTCAGCAAGTTTTCTATTGAGTTCCCTTTGCATCTTTATTTTCCACATAGAGGATCCATAGTCAGATACATAACCATCAACGGTAATTCCATTTAAGTCTGAAACATTAGTGTGAGAAATATCAAGTCTTCCCATAACTCGTTGTATTCCGGTAAGAGGGCCGACTTTTTTATATTTACCTAAATTTAGATCACCTGTAATAACGATTGGTTTTCTATAGACTTTATAGACTCTTTCTGCGATACCTCCAACGTCATCTAAAACTTCCAAATAGTCTTCAGGTGACATCTGAATAATATCCTCATCGTTTTCAACAATAAAATTCTTTACAAAATGTTTGATACTCATATTCTATAAATATATGAAATTAAGGATTGATTTTCCTCAATTCTTGATTTAATTTAAATTCAATTAATATTTATAAGTAAATAAACTGAAATAAAAATAATTACTATGGGTTGCGGATGTAAGAACAAAGCGAATCAAGCACAAACTCAACAAACTCAACAAGCGGCTCAACAACCCGCACAAAAGAGTGCAAATCAAACTAACGTTCAGGAGTCTGTGAAAAAAATTGTTCAAAAATACTACAGAAATAAATAATAGTATTTTAGTTCAAATTGTTGAGGGTGGTTTTTCCACCCTTTTTAGTATTTATTAATATGAGTTTAGAAGTTGCTAAAGATCTAGTCCAATCATTTAATAATGGTGAATACGAAGAGGAAATTGAGTCGTATTTCAATACCTTGATGAATTTTTTGAAGTTTATCAAAAAATATGGTTTATTAGATGAACTTGATTTAGGACAAATACCATCAAGAGAGTTTGATGATGAACATTTTTCTTTTTTAGCTGAAAATGGTGTTGTGTCAAACATGGATTATGATAATATGCCAGAACAATTCAAAAATCACTTTTTACTTTATGGTTTAGAAAACAACTATGAAGACACGATGGTTTTTATCACAAATAATCTTATTACTGATGTAGATATTAGACCTGATGGTTTTTATCTTCATTTAAGAGATAGAGAAGAATTGGAGATTTTATTTTGTGGCGGCAGACGAGGTGAAGGTGCAAGATATGTTGCAAAACTTATTTTAAGTGAAGATGGTTTAGGTCACGATTGGTATTTTGACGATTACATAACACCACACCGAGTTGTTGATGAACTGGATGATGCAAACATCACAACACTCAAAGATATTATTTTTAAAGAGATCGGAGATAAAGAATTGTCGTTAGAGGATTATGACTCTGATTTTTTTTCTGAACTTTCTGAAGAACAAGGAACTGATGGGTATTTTAGAATAAGAGCCCAAGACTTAAATGGTTTAGTAAGTGATGAAAGTGCGTTTAACGAGTTATGTAAAAATGACTTGGATGATTTAGGAAGTAGCTTGAGAAGTTTATATTGGCAATCGGAAAACCAAGCATATGAAGATGAGGTATATGAACTTGTTTATGGTGGTTTAGAGGAATACTTTGAAGGAAGAATTAGTGAGGTTCCAAGAGAGGTAACCAGAACTGATGGGTCTAAAATAACAAGATATGATCAATATATCAAAGTAAGAGATTTTAAAAATATTATTACGACTTTTTTAGAATCTAACAAGGGTGGTTATTGGAATGATTCTCATTTAGAATACTTTGGTGGTTTAGTTACGTTAATGGTTGGTATGATGAATAACGATGAAATTGATTGTATTGATTTTAGAGTTCCTGATTATCCTGACTGGGATAGAACAAGAAGAAACATTAACGAATTGTTCAACGACTACCTCTAACTATTTATAGTTTAATTTATTTCTCATATACATTTTAAAAACCAAAAATATGAGAAAATTAGAAAAAAACACAAGACGGTATTTTGTAAACTTATTTGCCGACTACATTCTATCTAAATTTGAAAAATCAGAAAATACAATTATCCAAGTAACTGACTGTGAAACTTTTGTCGTTGTAAATGGTCAAACGACAAGTTCAAAAGTTTTGGATCTCAACGAAATTAAATATGAGTTTGCGGGGTGGTTTGATGATGTATTGAGTAGTATAGGAATGAAAGACATAAACCTCATAGACATAATTAAGTACGAACAAGATATACCTGACTTTTCTAAAGGTTGGATCGATGTGAACAAATCTTTGTATGTTGAGACTTATGAACCTATTTCTGAAATAAATGTATCATCAGAGTTCCCTTATGGACATAGTTTAGGTTGTGGAAGAGGAATGTATTATTATTCACACTATATCTTCAATCACATGTATTCTTTGTTGGGTGTTGATCAATTATATTTCAGGTATTCAAATAAGTTAGATGAAAACGAAGATTATAAAATAAAAGTTGTATCAAACTCTTTGATTTCTAAAACTTCAATTGAAAGTTTGGTCTTGGATGTATTTGACATGGACTTAACCGAATTTAATAGTAGACTTTCTAAGTATCAGTTTTTTGATGATATAACTGATCCCAACTCCGAAAAACCATATTTGGTTCAAGATCGACTAAAGGATGTAATTTTAGTATAAATTAAAAACCCCACTTTAAAGGTGGGGTTTTTTTATAGTCCGTAAAATTCTCTGATTATTTTAACAGCGTCTTCCAGTTCATTGTAATCCCTTTCAGGTGCATATAAATTTGTTTTGGGATTGTCGTGAGGATTTTCGATTAGCATTAATGCTGGTACATATTCGTTACCAACAGCCTTTGAGAACATTTCATACTCATCTTTATGTTCATCTATGTCTCTTCCAACAAAATCTAATTTTGCCTCTCTTAACATGATTTTTAACATATCACAATAAGGACATCCATTCATTGTGAAAACTACAACTACTTTATCTTTATCCATTTATTAATTCTGTTACGAGTCCGTTTATTTGGCTTTCGTTCAACATACCAACTTGAGTATGAACTACCTGTCCTGAGTTAAACATTTTTATGGTTGGTATACTTCTTATACCTAAAGAGACCGCAGCTTCTCTGTTATGATCAATGTTCATGGTAAACATTTGAACTTGACTTGTATTTGAATTTGCAACTCTTTCAAATATTGGTTTCATCATTTTACATGGTCCACACCAATCGGCCCAAAATTCGACAATAAGTTTTTCACCATTATTAATTTTTTGTTGTAAATCAACACTACTAATTTCCATCTTTTTTCAATTTTTTTAAGTTTAATATAAAGAAATCAACGTCTTTCTTTTTTCTAATAGGATAATAAATTCTACAGGAAAATGAAGAAACTATTGTATCTGTTTTAGATAAATATATGTAAATGTTCTCATCGAATAAAAAAATTGAGTCTAAATAAGACGTACCGGTAGAATACTGAACACCGTCCAAAAAGTATTCTGTAAATTTCTTTTTTGTAAATAATAACTCAGGTGATAATTCATGGCCATCGGATAACTCCATAACTGAAAATAATTCATTATAGACTTCCTTTATATTTTCTAAAAATCTCTCCTCGTGTTTAAATTTTTTCATAATACAAAATGGGGGTCAATGACCCCCGTTTTTTAGTTTAGGATTAACTCAGCCGCCTCCCAAAGTTTAGTGTTCAAGTTGTTTGATGCAACAATACTCTTGATTCCTTTGAGTGAAGTCTTACGTCCTCGTGGTGATGTGTATGATACTCCCCCTCTCATCATCTTTTCTTGAACCACGTTGAATACTCTCCACATGTCGTCTCCTTTATCCTCATCTCGAAGTGGGTTAAGGATATCCTCAACGTTGATAGTTGCAGGAACCAATCCGTTTGCCCATCGGATCTTAACCGCTTCTCCTACGAACTTAACTTTTTGATCTTCTGTAAGTTCTGTTTCCATCATTCGAGAAACGGATTTTTCAATCATAGGAAGTTTTTTAGAGAAAGCTTCTGCTAGACCTTTAACCTCATCCAAAGAGAAATGATTGTGACGAACTGAAAAACGTTCTGCAACTGAAGTAGGTACTGTAAGTCCGTTTGAACATACCAATCGGAAAAGACCTGCTCCCATGGAGAATGTTGCCGATCCATTGTGTGAGTTACGTATGATCGCTTCAACAACTGTATCACCGACCTTTGGCAATTGTCCATTACGGTACTTTAACTCGTGAATTGCGTGGATACCACGACCTGTTTGTTTAACAGAAGAGATTTGCCAACCCTCACGATCAAACATTTCCATAATCTCGTTTGTTGGGACAAACTCATATCGGTTTGTCATTTTTGGGGATGGGGAAGTTGCGAATGCGGCCGGGGCGATAGATTTGATAAGTTCAGGGGTGTAGATCATATATTTTGTTTTTTAATTATAAGACAAAGGTAATAAAAAAATCGATTCAACAAACAAAAAAATTAAAATTTTATCTTAATTTTTGATATTACAATATTACTTATTCCAAAGTAAGAAAGTTCTGAAAGAATTTTGGAGTTGTTCCATCGAACATATCGATAAATTCTTCTGTTATCCGTACTACGGTACCAGTAGTGAGA